TCGTCGTGCTGGTCGTTGTTGCTGTGAGTTCCTCAGCGCGGTCTGCAAGTTGTTGGGGTGTCAACATCCCGAGCGTGACCGTTGAGGGCACAGGGAGAGTCTGAAGGGGTTCTGTGTTGCCTTGGACGCCAGTGATTGCCCATAAGGCACACAGGGCGTAGGTTGTGATGCTGATTATTGCTAGTCGTTTAAGATTCATTTAGTAGTCCTCTGATAGGTCCGCAACGGATTTGCGGGTGCTGAAGAATCCCTCCAGCATTGGTTTTTGCATGATCTCTCGGGCCATGAAAGCGCGATAGTTGTTGTTGAATTTAAATTCGCTACTGGGGTCATTTGTGATGGCGTGTTCGTAGCGCAAGACTTCGATAAGGGCGGCGATGCCGTAATGGGTATATCCGCGGTGCATCAGCTGATAGCACATTTTGGTAAGGGTCGGCATGACCCACGGGTTTGCCTTTTTAAAGGCTTCATATTTGAGCATCTCGGCTGGAACAGCGAGAACGTCAAAAAGGGATTGTTGCATTGCTTTCCTCCTGCGGTCGGGGTCCACCTATCGGGGGACGCACTTGGTTGCCAGTCATTTGACCGACTCCCAAACCGAATGTCAAGGCACTACGCAAAGATTTTGGCGAAAGCCTTTTCTATAGCGGTTTGGCTGTCCGCAATATGTGGTGCCAATTCAACGTGAGTCCAGTCCCCACCGGGTGTGCCAGCGTTCTTTTGTGGGGTCCATGCTTTCCAACTGTCACGGTCGCATCGGAAACCGCCGCCAAACTTGGTCAGATTGGGGATCGGGCAACCTACGCCGTCATAGCAGTGAATTTCCTCAATACCTAAAATGTCGCGGTGAGTGAACAGGAACTCAACCATGGCTTTGCGTGAGTCTGCGTTCTGTTTGGGCGTGCCTTTGCCTTTGAGGTCTACGGCGCGCCATGTTGCGTGAACGCTTAGGTTGGCTGATCCGCGCATTGGTCGGTTGGCGTAGATGCCCAACGATTTCATGCCAAACAAATATTCCATGAATTCAACGAACCTTTTCGTACCGGGTCGTTCTGTAGGGTGGTTGCCGTCTTTGTTGCCTGTGTACGGTCTAGATGTCATTGTCTTTGTCCTTGTCCTTGAGGCCGTTGGATGCTAATAGCCCTGTCAACGCACCAGCCAAAACGAGGAGAACGCTTGAGAGGGTCTCCCATGACTTGGAGTCGTTCGGTGACACTTCAAGAGGCTGTACGACAAATGTCAGTGAGTACAAGATCATGCCGACTGACATGATGAAAGTGAGTGATAAAGCGACTCCGACCATGAGGACGAGGCGCGCTTTAATCTCTGAGTTGGTGAGTCGTTTTCTCATGGTGTGGTTGCTCCTGTTGAGGTGTCACATCTGGGCGCTGTGGGTTGAGTTTCGCAGTTGCCTCGAACGCGATCTGTGCATGAGGTGATCACGAAAGTCATTGCGATGATGAGAGCGGCGGCGACAATCAGGCTTTTCATCAGGCTGGGCCAATATCTTCCACTAGAAGAAACCCGATGATTGTTCCCGACCTTTGAGCCTGACCTGTACCAGAACTACATTGCAGGGTTGCAACAAAGTTTTGAGTTCCAGCAGTCAAAGTAACTATCGCTTGACACATTCCGCTAGTCGGGATTGCGGTACTCGTAGACTGGTTTAATTCTCTAACCTCGTTTTGAACAGCACCTGCAAGGTTTGTGAGTCGAATCCTCAAGGTAAAAACTGCGTTTGCGCCTGCGCTTGCCAAACTAGGTTCTTGATATGTAATGCGGTAATAACGGTTTGCGACAGCGGTAAACGATGAGCCAGTAATCATTACTTCTTCGGCAGTGACTGTTGCATCGGTGGCAACGACACTGTTGTATGCCATGATTCCACGAGGGAAACGATTCTGCTGTGCAGCTGTCAGAACGGCACCTGACGAAAAGTCTGTGTTTGGGTTGATAGCCATATTTCTCCTTTACCAACCTAAACGGCTGGTGTCTAAAATACCTAGTAAAGTTGAATCAAGTGTAAAGAATTGGTAGTACTGAAGCGGGCTCATATCAAAAGTGACTGTTGTTTGTTGCGGTGTTACGTTGAATGAGTAACCCTCAACAACAACATCAACTGCGGTGCTCACTCCGCCGGGTGGCGTGTAATTTAATGTCACAATCCTTGAAGGCCCATTAAAATTTGCAAAAAAGTCGTCTAAAGCAGTTTGATTTTGCGCTCTATCGGTAAACGAACAACTGAACCTGAGCGACGCAGGTTCACTAAAAGTATTGGCGATCCAACTAGCGTTCCCGTTTGCTTGAGTGGCGTTATAGTCAACGGTTTGGCTGGAATAAAAAGAATTTCCATAAGTTGAAACAGAACTAGCATTTGACACCGTTTGATCTGCCACACCAGTGCTACTAATAGTCGCATTGTTAATAAACTGCAAACCGTTTTGGATTCGATCAAAAGACTGATACCCAATTTGTGTAGCGGTGGCGGTTCTGCCTAACTCTATTGATAATGGAGTATTAAAAATATCTTCATTTCTTCCCCTTATACCAAGTTGGCTATCAAAAATAAATAGATAGCCACGTTCAGTTGTAACAGCCAAATTCACATAATTTGCAACTGTTCCTGTGTAAGTAATTGCTGAACCGATTGAAGTGGAACTATCACCGATACCGCCAAAAATTAAGTCTGTTGGAAGTGGGCCACCAGCACTAGCGTTTAAGTCTAAGCATTGTTCATTAACTTTGTCTTGCGGGATCACATACGATTTTGCTTGAACACGGCCCGCTCGACTTAACCAGTCCGCACAAATAAGGGTTGCCGTGTTTAGTCCAAGATCACCCGGTGCATCGTTAAAGTTAATTTCTTGGACCCAAAACCTATATTTAAAATTAGAAATGTTATCAACAATTTCACAGTTGATTTCTGTTCCGTAAGCAATCGTTGACGCATAATCGGCGGCGTTGTTAATTGTCAGATTGAGAAATTTGCCTGAGTAAGTGTCAAGATATTTTTCTCGTCCAAAACTAAAGTTCATAGACAGAACTTTGTCGGTGATATCAACGGCACCTCCACCTGTGCCTGTTTTGATTCGCCAAGTAAGTTTGGTCATTACATAGTCCGAGTGTTCACAGGCACAGGGCCCGACTGGCGGACATAGGTTTGCAACGCTCGAACAACCTCATTGGGGTCGGCTGAAGTGACCGTGATGTTGATTGTGCCACCCCCACCCATTGCGTGGTTTGGTGTGATGTTGCCCGCCGATGAAGGGGTAAATAACTCTGGTCCCTGCTCACCAACAAGATAGGTGTTGTTACCCATGACCGGACCGCCGAGGGCTCGCGCGGGCAACGTAGAAATACCGGCAAGGTTAAGAGCGTCCGCTGGGCTGAGACCGCCATATTCGGCACCTCGGGCGATCCATTCAGCCAACTCGATAGCAGCTGCTGGACCCTGAGTTTTGAAACGAATCAAAATTTCTTTGGACGAAATGTCACTCATACCGCCAGAGATCGCCGCTAAGGCCGTAACAAAGTCAAGGGCTTTTTGTTCATAGGCGTCAATGTCGGCTTGCCTACCTGAACCAAACGCAAGTTTGGCGGCGGCTTCAAGTTCTGCAAGTTTAATTTTGGCTTGGTCTAACGCAACTTCTTGTTCAAGGTTGTCTGTTAAAACTTTCCAAGCGTTGTCGGCATTCATTAACGCAATGCTCATACCGTCCACCGCGTTATTGAACGGCAGAATGGCATCTAATCGGGCTTGCTTTATGGCTGTTTTAAAATTGTCCGTGTCCTCTCGAGCCAACACCATGTCGTCAGCAAAAACAGGGATCACTTCTTTTTCGTCTGAGAACAAATCAAACACAAAACCAGCAGCACTGCCTAATCCGTCTAATGCAGTACTAACAAGCGCAATAGGACTGCTGATTTTGCTTATGGCAGTTGTAAAAATTGAAACACCGGGCAAATCAGATATCCAACCGCGAACATCGTTGATTGACCCAAAGATTTTAGCAATATCGGTTAACATTGGAACTAAGGATTGGCCAAGGGATAGTTTGAGGTCCTCCATAGCATCATTTAAATCATCCATGGTGTCACGAAACTCTTTGGCTTTTTTGAGTTCTTCGGCACTAATGACTTTTGTATCCGAAACCTTGCCCAAGGCAGCATTAAGATCGTCGGCACCCATTTCAATAAGGGTTGACATTGACTGCCAGCCCTTGCCAAGCAGTTGGGCCGCAACTTTGGCTTTTTCCGCTGGGTCTTTAATGCCTTTGATTCGTTCAATAGTGTTTAAAAATGTTGCGTTGACGTCTAAAGAACCGTCAGCCAAATAAACAAGATCAACGCCAAGTTCACGCACTTTGTCTGGGTCTGCACCAATGGTTTTGTTGAGGCGACCGATAGCAGTCGAAACGGCGTCAATCGGAATTCCGATGTCGCCTGCAACTTCCATATATCGGGAGGCGTCTTCGATTGCTAAACCTGTGGAGGTAGCAAACTTTTCGGCACCTAACGCCAAATTTTGAAAAGCCTGAACACCTTCCATAGCAAATTTGGCTAGAGCAATACCTCCAGCAACCGCAAAAGATGCGGCGTTAGCGGCTACAGCATCTAAAGCAACTTTTGAGCCAGCCTTAAATTTGCCCATGCCACCCTGAGCGTCACCGACGGCAGTTTTGAAATTACTGAAAGCAGCTTGAGCGGCTTTGATGCCTTTGTCTTCAAGGCTTGTGATGATGGGAATGTTGATTGCCATTAGATTTTCACCTTCATCAGTTCTTGATTGGCTCGAAACACGACCGCTTTAATTGTGTCATTCATTTCACGCTCAACACTAGCAATCGTCTTTTCGGCGTTCTTCCACATAAAGCGGGACGGGTCACCCGGTAGCGAACGGGCAAAAGTTGGGCGCTGATATTTTGGTTCACGCCTAGAAGTAGTGCCGCCAGCTTTGCCAGCCATATCCACAATGGCGACAGGTGCGCCCTTAGTAACAATGCGGACGATATTGACAGCAGTTTTAGTGGACGGCCCATTGAGCCCACGGCGCGGTTTGCGCGTGTCAATTTTAATGACTGCGTTCTTACGGTTGGGCCACCCGGTACGCCCGTTGTGAGCCATCCCAGATAGCGGAGGCGACAAAGGAATTGACTGGTTGATCTCAGACAACATTGGCTTCAAAATGTTGCGGATGTCTTTGTTCAATTCCTTTTTCAGTGAAGGGTTGATTTTGCCAAGATCACGCAAAGTCGAGGCCACACCTTTCACCTGAATTGTCATCGTTTGTGTTTCGCTTTCTCGTTTTCCTCAACCAGTAAGCGAACCATCTCATCCACAACCGACGCTGGACACTCCATCAAATCCAATGGACTGATGCCTGTCCTAATTGCCAGCTGCGCTATGAGGTTGACTGCGCGTCCTGCTTGGGTTTCTCTTTTGGGACGAACGTGATGTCCCCTACTTTTTCAACCCACTTGGGGAACAGTTCCACGATTACGCCACTCGAGCGCACCGCGTCCCATGCCAACCAAGCCAAAGCCTTGAATTTCATGTTTTCTAGAAACTGCCCGACGGATAACTGTGGGTGATGATCCTCCCACCTGCACGCCACACCATAAGTAATTGGTGCCTCGTGTGTTTCTCCGTCGAGCATCTCTACTCGTAACGTCATACCAATCATGTCGGGGTCCTTTGGTTGTGTTGGTTAGATCAGGCTACGGCGCGGACCCAAGTGCCACCAGTGCCCGTAACGGTCATGGTGTCAAGGGAGCCGACGGTGCTTGAAATCGGCATAAACGACGAGATCATCATGTTAGAAATCGTATAAATCGGATTGCCGGGTGCAGCGACACCGCTATCTGGTGCCACGATGACGGTGGTGTCACCGTCGCCAACAACATCTGACAAATACTTTTCCACTGAGGTTGCGCCGTACTCAAGAAGCACAGTTGCCGAAACGCTGACCGTTTGAAGGCCAGCGACAAACTTGTGTCCAGTGGCTCCCATGACGGTTGCCTCAAGCGAGTCAAAGCCTGCTTCGAGGGTGATAGATGAACAGTTGAGTGAAATGTTGTTTGCGCCAATGGTGATTTGTCCACTGCCTTGGTAAACGATTGCCATGATGTTTTTCCTTTGTTAGTTAGCGTGTCGCTGTGAGTTTGATAGTGAGGTCGTAACAGGGGAGGTCTTGCGACCCGATCGTTGCGATGGATGGTTGTCCCGAGATGACTGCAATGTCTGACCCGAGAATTTGATCGGCGACGCCGAGTATGTAGTCGCTGGAGTCTTGGTTGCCGGGTGGCGATCCAAGGATTCGAATAGTGATTGTGACGTCACTGACTTTGGATGTTGGGTTTGCACCGTACGATTCAAACGACGGCAACTCAATAAAGACGCTGAGCGGTCGTGCGTTGCGTGGATCGGTAACAGGCTTGAGCCCAAGGGCCGTGAGCGATGCGGAGACCGTGTTGATCGCGTCTGTGAAAATGCCAGCCATGTTAAGCGCACTGCGATCTCTTAACGCCAAGCAACTGGTTGACTCGACCCAAGGTCATCAACGGTGGTCCGCTCATGTCACCAAACGACGCATAACTGTCTCCAGTGGTCCCGCGTTCCCTGTAACAACCAGCAGCATATAAAGTCGTACCGAGCAGTACGGCCGCATCTGGTGCACTGGTCAAATTATCGTGGTATCCAGCGGAGACCCTGCGACGAAAACACCATGAGTTCGCAGCTGCTACACAAGTAGTTAGGAAAGCGGTGTCATTTGCCGTGGCCGACGAGATCCCGAGAAACTCTTGCACTGCTGCGACCGTGGTCCATGTGCAGGACTGGGTCCAAGTTACGGTTCCAGTCGCTGCAGATCGCGAATAGTTATCGAAGTTTGATTTGACAAGTAGTTGATTCGTGATGGTGACTTCATAATCAAAAATGAAATCACCTTCAACACTGACACCAACAAACCCAAAAGTAGGGACAGCCTGAACGATGTAAGTCGCATCAAAATTGTTTCCTACTCCTGCAACGATGATCGTTTGACCGATCGTGATATCGGTTGCCTCGAGAGTCTGGATCACGGCGTAGTCGTCTACACGCTGTGCATGCGTGACGGTGAATACGGCCATGATCCAGTTCCTCTCTTAGTTTTCGTCTATCAGACGAAATCGGCCTTAATGGCAAGTTCTGGGGAAACGACTTTACTTGCCCAGTACCCGCGCACTGCGATCTGCCTGCTGAGTTGTGAGGGCTGTTCCACGGAAATCAGGCCCTTATTCAATTCAAACGATTCAAGGGCACGCGGATCAAGGATGGTCATGCCAGCCGAGGTCAAGTTGCGGTCAACCACAACGCGCAAACCGAAAGCAAACGCACCCTGTGTCGAAGCGACATTGAGTGAACCGTATGCGTTCATTGGGCCCACCTGTGGGAACAACGGACGGTCAGCGGTATCGGACAAACTGCCCATCAACTTCCAGACGTTTGGTGACACAGCGAGGACGGACGGCAAGTTGCCATTCGAGCCAGTCAAGATGTCAGCGGCGGCGGTGTACATCCACTCAACCCAGTAAGC